TAAGGCATCTTGCTTTAAATTCCCTCAGGTATTACAGAACAAGATTCAAGGACAAATATGGTGAACTTGTCATCTGTTGTGATGATAAGAGGAGCTGGAGAAAGGACATTTTTCCATACTACAAGGCTCACCGTAAGAAGGATCGTGACGAGTCCGATATGGATTGGAAGTTGATTTTTGACATCATAGACAAGATGAAGCAAGAATTGGTTGAGTATTTCCCCTACAAGGTGATACACATAACAAAAGCCGAAGCAGACGACATCATAGGACTTTTATGTAGGATAGCTGACGAAGATACTGTGATTGTAAGTTCTGACAAGGATTTCCGACAGTTACAAACCAACAAGTATATCACACAATGGTCACCTAGAACCAAGAGGTTCATACGGGACAAAGACCCCATGACATATCTGAAAGAGCATATCATACGTGGTGACCGTACAGACGGTATCCCAAATTTTCTGTCAAAGGACGATACGTTTGTGAACGGGTCCCGTCAACGTAGGATAACCGAAAAGAGACTTACGGGTTGGATGGACTGTGAGGTTGAGGACTTCGATGAGAACAAATTACGTGGGTTCAAGAGGAACGAACAACTGATTAATTTGCTCTTTACACCAGCGGAAATACAGAAAGAAATTATAGATACCTATAACGAAAAACATGATGCCAAACGCAACAAGATATTTGGTTACTTCATTAAGCATAGGATGAAAATGTTGATGAACGACCTCCAGGATTTTTAACTAGAAGAAAGACAAGATCATGATGAAACCTATGTTTGAGATTTTTAAAGAAGTGAAAAAAGCTAAGTCGCTTAAGAAGAAAGTTGAAGTTTTGCGACAAAATGATAGCCCAACCTTAAGGGAATTTTGTGCTTATTGTGTAAATCCACATATCAATTTCCTATTACCTGAGGGTAACCCGCCATTTGATAAATTGGAGGGTGATGAGGCTATTGGTTGTGAAGAAGTGTTACATGCAAATGTTTCTAAGTTGTACCTGTATGTTGAGGGTGGTAACCCCAACCTGAACCAGATTAAACGGGAAGGACTCTTTATTGACCTTTTAGAGACCATTCACCCAGAAGATGCTGAGTTGCTACTCAGGCTGAAGGACAAGAAGGTCAAAGAATTATCCGAGAAGTTGGTGAACGAAGCCTACCCCGGATTTTTGTCATATTAAAATGGAATTCGGACTTGCAAAAATGAGAAGGCATTTGTTGAAGAAACAATTTGCTACAAGACAACTAATCAAATGGCATGAGAATCATGTCCAAGATTGTAACCATCATATCAAGAGAATTAGAGGTACCAAATACGAGAATGATATGGGGTACTGGCAGTCACAAAAGAACCAACACAAGAAAGCAATTGAAAAATTGCACTACTTCATGAGAAAACCTAAGCTTCGGGAAGAGTATTAATGAGGACATCCTATTTCAGTAATATCAAGAACGTAACCAAACCAATCTCAATTGCTGCGAGTGCCCCACGATGGTACGTAGGTGCTCAGTATATGCGTCTGGCTCCGAAGTATGACACCCTAAAAGACTACAAATCTGGCAAGATTGATAAAGACCAATACACTAAAGAATACCATGAGAAGGTTCTTAACTTGTTAGATGCTGATGTCATCTATGCGTACTTGACCAGTATATATAATGAGGAAGTTACACTCCTATGTTGGGAGAAACCGGGTCAGTTTTGTCACCGAAACCTTGTCGCAAAGTGGTTCAAAGACCAACTGGATATTGACATAACAGAATTAGGACAAGATGAAGTTGTATAACGACGATTGCCTTGACCGGATGCAGAAAATGATTGACGAAGGGGTTCAAGTGGACTCCATCGTAACAGACCCACCGTATCACCTCCAGTCTATAGTGGATAGGTTCAAGAATACTTCGCCCGAAGATGATACCTATACATCTGAGAAAGTGAGGAATAAGTCAGATGGATATTCTAGATTAGTCGGCACAGGATTTATGGGCCAGGAATGGGACGGTGGAGACATCGCATTTCGCAGAGAAACTTGGGAACTTGCATTGAAACTCTTGAAACCGGGTGGTCATCTGCTTGCGTTTTCTGCTTCCCGTAACTACCACAGAATGGCAGTTGCAGTAGAGGACGCAGGGTTTGAGATACGGGACCAGATTATATGGTTGTATGGAAGTGGATTTCCCAAGTCACATAATCTTGGTGATGGATGGGGAACTGCTCTCAAGCCAGCACATGAACCTATCGTTATGGGAAGAAAATTTATTGAAGGAACAAATAAAAATAACAGAGAGAAGTATGGAACTGGTGGCATTAACATTGATGGGTGTAGAGTAGAAGGTGGTAGATTCCCTGCCAATGTAATGCATGATGGAAGTGATGTTATAAGTGATGAAATGATAGGATATGGAAATGGGGGTTCTGCATCAAGATATTTCTACTGTCCGAAGGTATCAAGAAAAGAACGGGATGGTGGACTGGATGACATGAAAGATGGTAAACCTGTCCGTTGGAATAAAGCCGGTGAATGGACGAATGATACGACACCCGCAAAGAACACACACCCCACCGTTAAACCAGTCGAGTTGATGAAATACCTGTGTCGCCTTGTGACACCAGAGGGTGGTACAGTCCTTGACCCATTCATGGGTTCTGGTTCCACTGGGATGGCTGCAAAGAGTGAAGGATTTGAGTTTATCGGGATTGAGAAGGAAGAAGAATACTATAAGGTAGCAGACAAGAGAATCAAAAACGCTCCGCTACCTGAGCAAACACTACCCATGTAACAGACGTAAACACGATGAAAAAATACAAAGACCTCAGAAAGAAATTACAAAAAGAAGAAGACGAGTGGGGTTCTAAGAAGAAGCCTAAAGTGAATCCGTATAAGAGGAAACCCTTCAACATCAAGGATTACCTGAACCTCCTAGAGGATGAGGATGTGGATGATGACAACTTTGAATAATGTAGCCTTCATAATCGGTAATGGTAGGACCAGAGAGGGGTTCGATTTGAACCTATTGGTTGGTCATGGTACCATCTATGGTTGCAATGCCCTCTACCGTGATTTTAAACCACCGTACATTGTCCCAGATTTTCTGGTGTCTATTGATGACCCCATCATAGCAGAAATCGAGAAATCTGATTTCCCCCAAGACCGGTTTATTGTACCCCCTAAAGATGAACAGTATGAACCTGCTGAGTTTAACCCTGGTCAACCTCGGTCAAACGCTGGAATGAACGCAATGATGGAAGCAATCAAAGCGGACCATGATGTATTGTATTGTTTTGGGTTTGATTTCCTGTTGAAAAGTGAGGTTTGTTTGGATAACCTCTACAAAGACACAAATGCGTATGGACCTGATACTGCAACTTCCTATGCAGATTCCTTCAGGAGAGTAAGGTATTTCGAGTGGTTTGCGAATAAACACCCGGATGTGAGTTTTAAGATGGTTTTCCCCAATGGTAATTACCCATTCCATAGTATGAAAACCAAAAATGTCATAGGAATCAACTTCGGCATAATAGAGGACAAAATTCACACATTAAATGCAAAATAACGCTTGACAAGGTCCTCCAATATGTTATTATGGTGGTGTAATGATGAGAAATAAAGAGGTTATAAGTGCCTAGTCCTAACGAATTCAACTTCCTGTCTCCCAAGGTATCTTCTAAAGATAGAGATTTGATGGGCTTCGATGACTGTGGAGATGGTTCCACATGGATGATCGAAGATAATTGGATCATGGCTCACATAATGCACCTTGCTGGTGTATTCCCTAGTATCAGTATCGCCCGTAAAAATGGGTGGAATAAACCCATTCCGAAGGGATTTTCGGAGTTTACGGTAGGTAAACAGAAGAAAAAAGTTTGGATTCTCAATGAATTTAATGACTTAGAGTGAGCGATTTTACTTGACAAATCCTGTCCTAGCTGTTAATATGTATATATTGATAATGGTTAATACAGTTAATTTTGCAGAGGAGCTTAAATAATGTCTGTTTATGTATCTGAGAGTTCTGAGTCCGTTATGTCTGGTTTGTCTAAAATGAAGGCTGCCATGATTGAGGACTATAAGAATTCAAGTATGGCCCATACTTGTATCGGTGGTGTAAAGACCGAAATTCGGAAGAGAATGTGTGATGAGTATGCCGAGAAGTTTACTATTACCTACGGTAAGAAGTATATCAAGATCACTGAAAAGGGTGGTAGTGTGAAGGCATTTGTCGTTGGTGTTGACAACGATAAGAAGTTTAGGAAGGGTGATATTTTGAAACCCGCTGGTTGGGCTGCCCCTGCTCGGAACGCTGCTAGAGGAAATATCCTTGAGGGTAATTATACAATCAACTGGACGGGGCCTTTATATCTTTAAAAGGCCTTTTTCGCTTGCCACGGAACCCAAATGTGTTATAATAGTAATATGAAAGGAGTTATTTCATGACCCCCAAAAAATATCGCGATATGGCAAATGCTTGCCGGGAACGCGCCAGAGAAAGTCGGGCGCTGTGCGATACGGACGGATTTCTCTCCCAAGGCGCTTCCGATGAAATGGCGAAGCGCTATGAAATCGCGGCCAAGTGGCTTGAGCATGGTAAAACCCATGAATTTAATTGCCTGTTCCACGGCAACCGCGAAGTATGTGCCCGCCAGTTTGACGGGCAGTATGGCCTTGTTTGGATTGTGGCGGAAGAAGAAGAAGCCCGTTTCGGGCGTAAATTTATCCCCGTTGGCAAAAAAAGCCGAATCCAAAAAGAGCTTGGCCTTTCAGAACGCATGGAGCGCCGCCCTGCCGGTTACAGCACCAAGAACGGACGTTTCTGGCGCATAGATGACCGCGCCGAAAAGGAGGAGACCTAAACATGAAGCGTATTCTTGAGGTGGATTACATTTATAATGATTATAAAGAGATACCTCAGTCAACTGTAGATTATGTCCTATCCGTATCGGATGCGGATAATATCGCAGATATACCCCTTGAAGATATCAACGATTT